GCAGTTCTGCTAGAAAATCAAGAAAAATTCTTAAAAGAAGAATCAGCATTTAACTCAGGTATCAACCTGATGGAACAACCAACAATGCACGCCAACGTATCTGGTGCGCAAGGTGGTTTTGGTACAGCAGGTACAACTGCACTAGGAAATGCTGGTTTCGACCCAGTTCTAATCTCATTGATTAGACGTGCAATGCCTAACTTGGTCGCTTATGACCTTGCTGGTGTTCAACCAATGTCTGGTCCTACTGGACTAATCTTTGCAATGCGCTCTAGGTATAATGCGCAGAATGGAGATGAGACATTCTACAATGAAGTAAATACAGCCTTCTCTGGCCAGTCAAATGGCAATAACCTAGAAGGTGGAATGGCTGATAAGACAGCTGGTTTAGGTACAACTAACCAGTCTGGTAGTAACCCATCTGTTCTTAACCCTGTATCTAGTGGTGCTGCTGGTGCTGCTACTTCTGTTGCCTACAATGTAGGTGAAGGAATGCAGACAGGTGATGCTGAAGCATTGGGTGATGCTGCTGGTAATATGTTTAACCAGATGGCATTCTCAATTGAGAAGGTCACTGTTACTGCTAAGTCCAGAGCACTAAAGGCTGAGTACTCATTAGAGCTTGCTCAAGACCTTAAGGCAATCCATGGCTTGAATGCAGAAGCAGAACTTGCAAATATCCTCTCTACAGAGATACTTGCTGAAATCAACAGAGAAGTTATTCGTACCATTTACAAGACTGCTGAACAGTGTGCTGTTTCTAACACAGCAACTGCTGGTATCTTCGACCTCGACATCGACTCAAATGGTAGATGGTCAGTTGAGAAGTTCAAGGGACTACTCTTCCAGATCGAAAGAGATGCTAACGCAATCGCACAAAGAACTCGTCGCGGAAAGGGTAACATCATCATGTGTTCAGCAGACGTTGCTTCTGCACTAACCATGGCTGGTGTTCTTGATTATACTCCTGCATTAAATGCAAACTTAAATGTAGATGACACAGGTAACACATTTGCTGGTGTTCTACAAGGTAAGTATAGAGTATACATCGACCCATATGCTGCTAACTTAACAAGTGCTAACGCTGCACCTTCAGGTGGTAATCAGTATTACGTTGTTGGTTACAAAGGAACATCTCCTTATGACGCAGGAATATTCTACTGCCCTTACGTTCCACTACAGATGGTTCGTGCAGTGGGAGAAAACACCTTCCAGCCAAAAATCGGATTTAAGACTCGCTACGGCATGGTCGCTAATCCATTCGCTGAAGGTACAACTCAGGGTGAAGGTGCTCTTACAACAAATGCTAACCGTTATTACAGACGTGTTGGTGTTAAGAACCTTATGTAAGAAGAAAGGATATATATATCCTCTTACTCAAAAGACTCTCCTTCGGGAGGGTCTTTTTTTTATAAATAAATACGATCTCACTACAGTGGGACAAACACAAAACAACATAACACAAGGAGGTTATTATGGCTGCAAATCCATACGAATTGCGATGGGAAGTTTATACCCGTGCAGAAGATTTATTAAAAGAAAGATATGAGGCTGAAGTTACTGCTTACGATGCAAACAGAGAAGCAGGACTTGATACAGGACCACATCCCAGATTTCCATCTGAAGATGATATATATGCTACAGCACAGCGTATGAAAGATTGGTATGAAAATTGTGAGGTTAGGTAAATGGAAACGATACTACCTCTTAAGAATATTGAGACCATATGTAGTAATAGGAAAAATGCTGAATTATTTTTAATACTGCAAATGCATTTATTATATCCTCATCTTTATAAGAAAGATAAGAAGTAAATTAAAAACCCTCTGCTTGCAGGGGGTCTTTTTTTGTGCTATAATATTTGAGTCACAAGGCATCGCTACCTATGACTGCTCTGGATTAATCTTTTGAGGTTTCTATACCAGGGGCGAAGAAACCTCACCTATTATTTTTTATATGAAAAAGATTACTGTTGTTGGTGGTGGTAATGCTGGATGTCTTACAGCATTATATTGTGCTTGGCACGGTAAAGGAAAAACGGATACTGAAGTAGAATTAATACATAATCCTGATATACAAACAGAGAGAGTTGGTCAAGCAACAGCATTAGAAGCACCAGCACTTTTATGGGGTGCTCTTGGTTTTAATTGGTATGATAATAATATTAATGCAACATTTAAAAGTGGAATATTATATGAGGGTTGGGGTAAAGTAAAGGATAAATTATTTCATTCATTTCCTGCAGATAATATGGCAATGCATTATTGTCCTTGGGAAATGCAAGCAAAGGTATTAACATCTGGTCATTTTAAAGTAAAGCATACTAATACTTACGATCTTGATAAGATAGATTCTGATTATATTTTTGATTGTAGAGGTAAACCCAAAGACTATTCAGAATATGATGAATTAAAAAATCCTATTAATGCTTGTATTTTAGGTAAACCTAATTGGAATACTTGTAGAGAAAAATGGAGTCGTCATGTTGCAACACCTAATGGGTGGACATTTGTTATACCAACTTATAAGAAATCTCCATCACATGATTATTGTGTAGGTTATTGTTATAATAGTAAAATAACAAAAAAGAAAGATGCAGAGAAAAATTTCCAAGAAATGTTTGATGTTGAGATAACAAAGCATCTTAACTTTAAAAATTATGTTGCAAAAGAACCAATCATTGATGGACGTATATTCTTAAATGGAAATAGATTATTCTTTTTAGAACCATTAGAATCTACTGCATCACAAGCATATACTCAGGTGTCAAGAGCAATATTTAATCATTATATACCTGGAAGGAATACTACTAAGTATGTTTCAAATTATATTAAAGGTTATATAAAAGAACTTGAAACATTTGTACTTTGGCACTATCAATTTGGTTCTAAGTATGATACTCCTTTCTGGGATTATGCAAAGACATTACGTTTTGAACCACATGGAGATTTTGAAAAATATATTGCTTATAGTAAAATAAGTGATTGTATACCAGAAGAAAGATATGGTGGACGTACACAAAGTAAAACTTACGGTCAATGGCCTCCAGTATCAATTAAGACTTGGCATGAAGGTATGACTAAATATAAAGATGATAAAGAATTTAATTCCATCGGAGAATCTACTGCTACATGAAAGAGTTAATTCTTGTAGTTACAATTTAGATCGTCAAGAATTATCAGATACTTTGAAAGAAAGTATGGTACACCATAATGGTATAGGACTCTCTGCTAATCAAATTGGTATATGGGAAAGAGCATTTGTCATGATTAGAGATATGGAGTATAATGAGATTATCACTTGCTTTAATCCTAAGATTTTAAAGGAATCAAGAAAGAAAGTAACAATGGAAGAAGGATGTTTATCTTATCCAGATTTGTATTTGAAAATAGAAAGATCAGAATCGGTTGTAGTAAAATATGAAGATGAGAATAAGAACATTCATAAAATAAAATTAGATGGTCTTGCTGCAAGAGTGTTTCAACATGAGTATGATCATATGGAAGGAATTGATTTCACACAAAGAACTAAATAAACATAGGAGACCTGCTTTCTACCATGATTTGCAAAACCAGAATGACTCGTGAAGATCAACAAAAATGGAGACTCAAGATGCTCCGTTTTTGGGAAGAAAATTTAGAAGTAAGACTTGCTGGTATTAAAGCTTCTAAAGAAAAACTTGAAGAACAAATGTCTAAGGAAGAATAATGGCACAAAGGACATCACAAATTGAGAATAGAAATTTTCTAGCACCTGTAGGTTTTAAATTTAATCTGCAAAGAAGTCCTGGTACTGCATTCTTTTGTAACCAAGCAAACATTCCAGATATATCTCTTGGTGTAGCAATCCAACCAAACCCACTTAGAGATATCCCAACACCTGGTGATAAAATGGATTTTGGTGATTTGAATTTAAGATTCTTGGTTGATGAAGATCTTACCAATTTTATGGAAATTCAAAACTGGATGAGAGGACTTGGTTATCCAGAGGATACTCAGCAATTTGATAAACTTGATAAAGATGGTGCTAAAATAATTCCCAGAAGATATAAACAAATGGGAGATCAGATTTATTCTGATGGAACACTACAAATATTAAGTAGTAATATGGTAGCAAAATTCAATGTTAATTTCAAAGAGTTATTTCCATACTCCTTGACAACCCTAACATTTGATGCTACAGATACAGATATAGATTACTTTACAGCAGACGTAGCTTTCAAGTATACTATGTACAACCTTACTAATTTACAGAATGAACCTCTATGAGTGTAAATCTTGAAGCAATTCAAGAGATGTGGGAAAAAGATGCAAAGATAGATCGAGATAATCTACACGAAGAATCATTGAATATCCCTTCTCTTCATGCAAAATACTTTGAATTATATAATACAATTTTCCTTTTAAGAAAGAAAGCAGAACAGCAAAGAAAGAATATCCGTCATGAACGGTATGAGTATTTTAGTGGTAAGTCAGATCCAGATGTTTATATAGAGAATCCATTTCCAAAGAAGATAAGAGATAAAGATACAATGCAAAAGTATCTTGATGCGGATGAGAAACTTGCAAACTCATCTCTTAAGATAGAATACTATGATACGATGCTTACATATATTGAAAGTATATTAAAGGTAATACAAAATAGAACATTTCAGATTAAGAATGCAATTGAGTATATGAGATTTCTATCTGGGATGGGTTGACAAGGTGCTCTAAATACTTTTAGATGCTATGGACTAAGTGATTG